GAGTACTGACAGTAGAAAGTTCCGTATTTGCAGAGGTTTGCTTTGTTTCGCTCTGTCTTAAGAAATCAAGAGCACCAGCATACATCAATACTATATTCTCCCATTCAACTAGTACCCAAGTATCAGTATTCTCATCTACAAGAGGAGGAGCAGCGTAAACAATATTACCAGTATTCGTAGAATCTGGATCAGGTTTTATAAATATCTTGCCTTCAAGCTTATAATATTTAGGAAATAATGTGGTTGCGCTAAACAAGGAACCACTATTTGACTCAAAAGCATACGCAAGATGGTCAGGAACTTCTTTGGCAAGTCGTTTATTACTTGACTGATTCCTATATACAGCTAAAATCTTATCATAAGCTATACCACTCCCCGTACCAGCCGTTACTTCTGATGTGGAAGCAACTGACCATAAGAACTTCTCAGGAAGGGAGCTTACGACCCATTTAGAGGCTTGATTGAGGTGTTCTACAATTACCCGTGATTTGCCACCGCATCCACACAGGTTATTGACTTTTTCCCAGAGCTTCATCGTAGTTTATAGGGGAAGGGCGCCCCCTGCGGAAAAGGAGGAGTAAAACCACAGGGGGCATATAAAGCCCAAACCTCTATTTACTTCCAAACGACGTGCGATTCAGGCATTGACCACTCGAATCCAGCTTCGGTGAGGATCATGTCGACTCTCTTGTCAACACCAGAGTTCTCTAATGATTGAACTCCGACATAAACAGAAGTGTCTCTATTCACACCGTTACCTACGAGAGGACGATACTTCACGTATCTCATGTTGACTCCGAGGATTTTAACATCGGAACCATCAAGGTGTACGTTACGAGCAACATTCATATCACCATAAGGTGTAGAAATTGTCGTAATATCAACGCCAAACACTTTACGTTTGCCAGCCATGGCAAAGTCAGCTCTACCTAATGCGCTATCACTAGGATTAGGAGTGCTAGTACCAGAACCAGGATTAACCATTCCAACGTTATTGGAAAAGTATCCACTTAGCTTGTGCATCCAGTTGTACGTTGCCGTATCACAGAAGAACACAGTAGCGTTTGCACTGTTGTACCTTGGGTCAAGGAACTTAGACATATCGTCTAGGAATGAATCAGATGACTTAGTCGCGTGATCCAAAGCAAAAACGTTGCCATAGTTAACTATATAGTCAACAGCTCCCTGGGTATACCAGTATTCTTTAGAACTGATAGTTTGTTTACCCTGTGACCCATAAAGAGCAGCTTGCTCGATGTCCCACTTATGAGCAACTAAATGCTCACGCCAGACACGTGCAAACTCATTCGGGTCGTACTTCAGAACAGTAGCTCTTGCTTTGTTCGTCATTCCAAACTCATCACGGAATGTTTGAACAAGACCAGAACCTGTGCTGTAAGGCTGGTCATCCCAAGTAGAACCAAGAAGACTTGATCCTTCCTCGTATGAAGTACCAACGATATGACACTGTGTTGAAGCCAGTTCGGCAGGTCCAATAGATGTACTAAGAGCCAGTGTAGTGGAAAGCGTAGTAGCATCTTCAAAAGAAGTTAACTCCGTTTTCCCAGAGCCAGCAGCTTTGATACATGTTCCATTTATTTGAACACATTCCTTGCTAGCAACATCAGCTTGATCGTTATCTACTGTCTGCACATGTACTAAAATGTAATCCTCAGCGACACCATAACTACCAGTGTCAGAAACAGGAATACGTATGATTTGATTCTGTAAAAAGAATCTCGGTTTTGTGCCAGTTGCACCGACAGCTACTGCATTACCAATACGACTACCAATGTTACCAGCTGATTTATAATCAGCGGATACATAGATTTGTACAGCGCCTCCTGCAGCAACAGCTGCGTCTGAGGTGTTTACAAGTGTCGCATCGTCTGTAACGTCAGCGGTACCATTATGAAAACCGATTACATACCCGTACCGCTTATGAAACGAATTACGTTTCTCCGTGAACTTAAATTCCGGGTCATCGGTGGGGGATTTCGCTACTTTTGAAACGAGTCGGAAAAAAGGGTCTTGCGCAATTGCAAGCTCGGAGAGTCTATCTCCGAAATTATACTTTCTCCGTAGATCGCCTGTGTCAAGAGGACTCCCGCCACGCGGATGATCGGTTTCAGTCCATCCACTTTGTGCGGATAGGGCTAAAGGTGTTGAAGCCATTTTCAACCTCCATTAGTTTATTAACCAAACAGATTATCCAAATTGTTTTCAGACCCTGCTATTGCATCAAACAGGTTATCATCTATGGATTTAGTTGGCTCTGGAGCTGATCCAGCATTGGCAAGAGATGCAGGCTTTGATGATGCTTTACGCATCTGGCCCGTTACCTCTTTCCGTGCTTCTGTGGCTATAGTCTTTTCCCTTTCTTTTCTTCGCTTGAGATATAGTATATCCTCAAGTTCTAGTGATTTATTCTTAGCGAAGTCAACAAATTCTGTCCACTCACCATCCGACATTTCGTGTTTCGTCCTGAAGGCTGATTCATCGGCTGTCCTGTTACTCTCTTGCTTTTGCTGAGACATAGCAGAATTTAGCCTTTGCTGAACAATACCGTCAACTGTAGCGCCCAATAACTTACCAGAATCAGAGCTGGGATTAGAAACAGCATCATCAGGATCAAATACAAAGTCTTCCCCTAGATTTAACTGATCTTTTACGCTTACAGGTGTCTGTCCACCACCCTCAAAATAATTCCTCACATGTTGAATTAAATTGGGGTCTTCTTTCATAGCATCAAGAATAGGCATATAAGGCTCAACAGATTTTACTTGATCGTTGAGTCTCTTTGCCTCTTTACTTGAAGCTGCGTAACGCTGTTGAATATCATCAACAGACGCCTCTTCTTGCACAGGACTCTCACCTATATTGTTATTTATAGGCTCTTCGGAGGTTGCTGTCTGAGAAGGTTGTTCGGTGCCAGTGCCATCATCGTAGACCGCACTGTTGACCGACTTGTCTAGCTCGAGGAAGAACTCGTTTACGTTAAAGTCACTAGACGTGTCAGTAGATTCGCTTTCAGGGGCCACGGCAGCTAGAAATTCATCGTTGCTATCCATGACGTTGCTTACTAGTTCATCAGCCATAATTTATCATCCTTAATTTATCTATTTTTCCTTATCTGTGTCAACAGCTTTTAATCTTGAGTCCATTTCATCCCTGAACTTCTCAAATTCAGTTTTTAACATGCCTCTCAAGACTTTCTGTTGAGCTTCCGTTTCAAGAACATCCTTTCTAATCTCACTATCTGCTGTCATTACTTTTTGCTTAATTCCAGCCTGGACCAGTTGTCGTTCAAGTGTTTCTATAGTTCCTTCTTTGTCTTTTAAATCTTCTGTCATCCCTTCAACTTGACCCTGAAGCTGAGCATATAGAGACTTGCGTTCTATAATCTTCTCCTTCCCCCTAATATCAGTCTCAGCTAACATAGCTATATCATCAATAAGACCAGCCTGGAACCATTTAAAATATTCTTCAATAAGTGCCCATCTATTAAGTGGTAATGTTGCCCCAGCTATCACACGAACATCAAAACGTGCACTTGCATAATCTTTAAATTTCCCAATAGCATTACCATAATCATTATAAATCGGTATATTAATCCTCACTTCTTTCTCCTGGTCATCACCAGCCTGCGGTTGGACTATTCTAAAAACCTTATCAGCCGTATAGTGTGACTGAGCTACTTCCTTAAATACTGTGCCTAAATGTTCAAGAGCTGGCTCCACAGTATTATTCATCCATGCTTTTAATCTACGAGTACCAAACTCGTCATTAGCGAGTAGTCCTCTATAAGTCTCTGACTGTTCACTGGTAAAACCCATCATAGCGGAGGGCACACCAGATATATACTCAGCATCAGTTTTACCTTCCTGAGTAATAGTATAAAAGGCATTATTGATTGGAGCTGGAAGAACAGGTTGAGGGGCTGCGAATCCCTGCCTATACTTTAACAAAGCTCCAGGTGCTGTGGCGTACTGTTCCCATTCTTCCTCATCAACACTGCCCTCTTCATAAAGCCATCTCATATTAGAGGATAGATTAGCATTATGAATCATTATCTGATGCGCCTTATTTATTTCTCTTTGTTTACCTACAAGTGGCATAACAGCTGACATGGGATAAGGAACCCCAGTATATAAATATGGAATAGGTACTATAGGATAATTCTCAAACGGCATTTCATACTCATATAAGAATTGGTCACTAACAGTACATGTCAACTTAATATGGGTTTTGTAAAACTGAATATGATCTACAATATTTTTCTTCATCTCAGGATTTTCTTGCATAAGCTTAAATTCACTTTCAGGGACTACAACCTGTTCCACCTGAGATTTCTCTTCCTGAGCCTGGCTCATCAAAATCTGTTGATTTTGCTCAATAGCCTCCTTCATTCCCTTTTCAGCTTTTTCTAATTCTAATTCCGCCCTTTCCTGTATAATCTCTTCAGCTTCTAGTTGCTCTTCTATCTTTCGCTGAGCTTCAGCAAACATAACAATCTGTTCATCCTGAAATTCCTGTTGTTCCACTTGTACTCTCTGGTCTATTGCAGCGGTTTGCGCAGGCTCAAGAGGGACCATCATAAAAACTGTTACGAAAGAAACCTTTATTCTTTCATAACACTCATAATAATCAAGAAGATCATCATCTTCTCCCTCAAGAGTAACACCAAGAGTAATATCTTCTGGAAGGATATTCTGAGAATCAGACCTGGCAGCCATAGAATATTGGGAAACCTGACCTATACTACTTGCAGCTTTTATCTTACGCTCCATATCAGGCATCATCTTCATCAACTGTGTTCTTGCAAGAAGTTTTTTCACTATGACATAAGATGCGTCTCTAAATAGAAAATCCCTGGAAGCAGGATCAACATATACATCATATGGATCAACACGGGAAAAAGTAACTTCTCCCATTCCCATATCAGCATTTCTATCTATATCTACAAGAAAATAACCAATGCCCTTAGTAAGAGCATCAAGAGATACCTGACCATATAAAGATTTGCCATTAGAGAGATACCAACAATAGTCAGCAATATCTGAGTGAACCTGAGCCACATCTACATCAGACCCTTCAGCACCCACAGCCTTCCACTTAGGATTATTAGCCGTTACAAAGTAACGCATTATTTCTATGATTGGAAGAATCCTATTAATAGTAAATGTAGGCATTCCAGCTTCTTCAATATCAGTCCTCTCAGTTGATGTTAACTGTTCACCTAAATAAAAGTCATATCCTTCTTGACTAAGGCCCTGCCATCTTTGTCTATGAAGATTATTAGTCTTCTCCCAAAGAGTCTTAATCGTTTCAGCTCTTTCTTTATTTGATTTTCTACCTGGTTTTGCCATTATTCTCTTATCTCAAAGTGTGGAAGGTCATCGAATTTATTATCCTTCACTTGCGTATCTCTGTCCCAGTCACCGCCCCAACGTATCTTCAATCCCATTTGCGACGCGATGCCCAGAACAAAACCACCAAAGTAATGAAACCTATCACGGTCGCTCCAGTCGATAGGGTAAGGAGCCACATCCACGGCTTTTGAAGGACTAGCATTATGATTACCATCAGGATAACGAAGCTTACTTCGTCCCTCGTCAAACGCTTTATTCTGATCTGCCTTACCTCTATGACCTTGGATTACAGAACAATCAAAGTGTTTTACTACTTCTTTAAAAAGGTCTTGTAACCTATCATCGCATGTTGCAAGCCTCTTTTTAGATCGAGACCCAAATCTAGGCATTACTTCTTTTTACAACTATAAGTACGACCGTCCCAAGTAAAACTCTTTGCTCCACCAGCGCATCCAGCTTTAAAAGCTGATCTAAAACTCTTAGCTGCTTTGGTTTTCTTGCCATACTTCACATAATCAGGTCCTTTCTTAGTAGTCACACGTTTTACCGCTCCTCTACGAACCTGAGTATCTGCAGTTGCTCCAATAGCCTTAGCTCTTCCCTTTTTCGTACTAATGAGACCAGTGCCCTTAGCTCTTTTACCAGCTTGTGCTCTTTTGTCTCTCGCAATTGCTTTTTTGCCAGTCTTCTTGAGTTTTCTTTGCCGTCTTCGCTCTTTACTTTCAGCGTCAAACGGGTTCAGCTTCTCCGCAACTTTAGAAGCAGTGCCCTTAGCCTTAGCAGCAACTGCCTTTGTCTTTGAAAAGGCTGGTTTCTTTTTCTTTTTCATTGGTCCTGTTCCACTTGCCATCTTACTATTCTCCTATTGGTTTACCACCTCGACTGTGGTTTTATGAATGGATTGACAAACTTCCTGTTAGGGTCGAGTATCATATCCACAAATTCTACTGGGTCTAAATACCCATAATCAAATCCTTCTTTCCAACTACC